TCATGGCTCCGACGAGCTTACTCATGATCCATAATCCGCTGACCGTTGCCATCGGCGACAGCGAAGAAATGCAGAAGGCAATCGCCATGCTGGATGAGGTGAAAGAGAGCATCGTCAACGCGTATGCCCTGAAAACAGGATTGTCCCGGGCGAAAATCTCGCATCTCATGGACGCCGAAACTTGGATGAACGCGCAGAAGGCGATTGAGCTGGGCTTTGCCGACGGCGTGTTGACACGCGAAGCGGCGCAGCCCGAGGATGATATCCCGGTCAACAGTTATCAGTTCAGCCGCCGGGCGGTGACGAACTCGCTGCTGAGCAAACTGCCGAAATCCGAACCGAAATACCTTTTAGAGCCGCTCGAGCAGCGGCTCAATCTTTTGAAAGCATGAGGAGGAAATCACATGAACCGTATTCAGGAACTCCGCGAAAAGCGCGCCAAGGCGTGGGACGCGGCGAAAGCGTTTCTCGATACCAAGCGCGGTACGGACGGTCTGCTGTCCGCCGAAGACGTGGCGACATACGAAAAGATGGAAGCCGACGTCGTCAACCTCGGTAAGGAAATCGACCGGCTCGAACGTCAGGCGGAGATCGATGCCGAACTGAACAAACCAACCGCCGACCCGCTGACGAACAAACCGGCGCAGCCGGCAGGGGAAGACAGGACCGGGCGCGCATCCGCAGCGTATAAAAAGGCGTTCTGGAGCGTTATGCGCTCGAAGAACCCGCATTACGACGTGGTCAACGCGCTGCAGGTCGGCACCGACAGTGAGGGCGGGTACCTCGTTCCGGATGAATTCGAACGCACGCTGGTTACCGCGCTCGAGGAAGAGAACATCTTCCGTTCCCTTGCCAGGGTCATCCAGACCTCGAGCGGCGATCGCAAGATTCCCGTCGTAACGACGCACGGTTCCGCGTCCTGGTTGGATGAAGAGGAGCTCGTACCCGAAAGCGACGAGGCGTTCGGCCAGACTTCGATTGGCGCGTTCAAGCTCGGTACCTTCATTAAGGTATCGGATGAACTGCTCAACGATTCCGTGTTCGACCTGCAGAGCTATATTACGACGGAGTTTGCGCGCAGGATCGGGCATAAGGAAGAGGAAGCGTTCTTCGTCGGCGACGCGGACGGGAAGCCGACCGGCATTTTCAACGCGACCGGCGGTGCGCAGATCGGCGTTACCGCGGCGGGTACGACGGCGGTAACGGTCGATGAAGTACTCGACCTGTTCTACAGCCTGAAATCGCCGTACCGCAAGAAAGCCGTGTTCGTCATGAACGACACGACGGTGAAAGCGATCCGCAAGCTCAAAGATGGACAGGGCCAGTACCTCTGGCAGCCCGCGCTGACAGCCGGTACGCCGGATTCGATCCTGAATCGTCCGGTGTACACATCCTCGTATGTGCCGACGATCGCCGCAGGCAACAAAACCCTTGCATTCGGTGATTTCTCCTACTATTGGATCGCCGATCGGCAGGGGCGTTCCTTCAAACGGCTGAACGAGCTATTTGCCACCACCGGCCAGGTGGGCTTCATGGCGACGCAGCGCGTAGATGGCAAGCTCATCCTGCCGGACGCGATCAAGGTTCTGCAGCAGAAGGCGTAAGGAGAAAACGACATGGAATACAACGCGAAAAACTACATGGAGCAGGGCGGCGATAAGCTGGTGATCGGCGGAACACTGGAGATTCAGGAGGGAGCCTCGGTTACGGGGCTTCCTCCGGCTCCGGTATCGGCTGCGACAGAAGAAACGCTCGGTGGTGTGATCGCGGCGGCGAAGTTGGAAACGGATACCGTAGAAGCGAAGATCGGAGAAGATCACAAGCTTTACGTTCCTCCGTATACGCTACCCGCTGCAGCGGCGGCCACGCTTGGCGGCGTGAAGCTCGCGGCGAATCAGTCGGCCAGTACGGCGACGGAACTGTCCGGGCTCGTGACCGAGCTCAATACGTTGCTTGCCGCGTTGAAAGCAGCGGGCATCATGGCGGCGGACGAGTAACGATATGAGCACGCTCCTGGAGAAAGTCAAGGCGAACTTGATCCTCGATCATATGGAGGACGACGAACTGCTGCAGCAGTATATCGATGCGGCGGTTTCCTACGCGGAAGGGTACCAGCACCTGACCGTCGGAACCTACGAAGCGGCGGTCATGCCGGCAACGACCGAACAGGCCGTGATCATGCTTGCCTCCCATTTCTACGAGAGCCGGGATGGCAGCACAGGCGGATTCTTCGCCGATAACGTGCAGGCTGGGCAACAAGTATGGAACGCGGTGAATACACTGCTTCGGCTTGACCGGGACTGGAAGGTTGGCATATGAGCTTTGGCAAGATGAACGTACGCATCTCGATCGCGGAGGAAACGGTAGCTAAAGATCTTGACGGATTCGCAACGAAAACCGACAACATCCTCGCTTCTCCCCATGCTTATCGGGAAGGGCGGCACGGCTCCCAGAAATGGGTCAACCGTGCCGCCTTCTCCGAAGCGACCGATCTGTTTCGATTCCGGGCGATCCCCGGACTGACCATTACAGCAGCGCATGTGATCCTGTGCGATGGCGAGCGGTACGAAATCACGTCGGTTGAGGACGTGAAGAGGCGAAAGATGTACATCGAGGTTCTGGCAAAGAGGATGGAGGCGGCCCGTGGCTAAGGTAACGATCAAAATGCCGACCGAGTTTTTGGATCAGCTGACAAAGGCCGCGGAGAAAACGGATTCTGCAATCCCGAAAGCGCTCGAAGCCGGCGGTAAGGTCGTCTTTGAAACGATGAAGGCAAATCTCCGCTCGGCGATTGGACGGGACACGAAGCACCCCTCGCGTTCTACCGGCAAGCTGCTGGCGGCGTTGGGCGTGTCTCCCGTCAAGCTGAACGACGAAGGCAACTATGACGTTAAGGTCGGATTTTCGGAGGATCGCGAGGTCAGCAACGCTAAGCTTGCGAACATCTTGGAATACGGGAAACATGGTCAGCCGCCGAAACCGATTCTGAAGCCGACGCGCAGATCGAGCCGGAAGCCCTGCATCGAGGCGATGCAGGCGGCGCTGAAAGAGGAGTTGGGACTGAAATGAGCGTGCTGCAGGAATTGAATACGATTGTGGAGAACGCCGGCCTTCCCGTGGAAACCGGCGTTTTCTCTGGAACTGCGCCGGACGAATATGTTGTGGTGACGCCGGTTTCGGAGCAGTTTGATCTGTTTTCGGACAACGCGCCCGGCGTGAATATCGAGGAAGCGCGATTGTCGCTGTATACGAAGGGCAGCTATATCGATAAGAAAGATTTGCTCGTTCGGACGCTGCTGACCGCAGGGTTTACGATTACGGATCGCCGGTATATCGAACACGAGGACGATACCGGCTATTACCATTACGCCATCGATGTGGCGAAAGAATATGAACAGGAGGAAATCTGAATGGCTACGATCGGGTTGGATGGGCTCTATTATGCCAAGATCACGGAAGACGCCAACGGCGATGAAACGTACGGAACGCCGACTAAGCTGGCGAAGGCGATCTCTGCCGATCTGGAGGTTGAAATCAACGAAGCGTCGCTGTATGCCGACGACGCGGAAGCGGAGGTCGTGAAGGAGTTCAAGACCGGAAAGCTGACGCTCGGAATCAACGACATCGGTGCGACGGCGGCCGGCGACCTTGTCGGCGCAGTCCTCGACGACAATGGCGTGGTGATCTCCCAGAGTGAAGGCATGGCGTCGCCGGTGGCGATCGGTTTCCGTGCGAAAAAGAGCAACGGAAAATATCGTTACTTCTGGCTTTATCGGGTGCTGTTTGGTATCCCGGCGACGAACCTTGCGACCAAGGGCGACAGTATTACGTTCAATACGCCGAAGATCGAGGGTACGCTCTACCGTAGGAACAAGATCGACGGACAGGGCAAACATCCCTGGAAGGCTGAAGTAAACGAAGATGATACGGGTGTGCTGCCGGCGACGATCACCGGTTGGTATACGGAAGTGTACGAGCCGACCTTTGCGGCTGCGGAATAACGGAGGGATCATATGGATAACGAACGTGCCGCATCTATTACGATAGCGGGAAAAGAATACCAACTGATCCTTACGACCCGAGCCACGAAGGAGATCGCCAAGCGCTACGGCGGACTGGCGAACCTCGGCGACAAGCTCATGAAGTCGGAGAACTTCGAGCTGGCGTTGGATGAACTGATCTGGCTGATCGCGCTTCTGGCGAATCAAAGTATCCTGATTCACAATTTCCAGTATCCGGAGGACAAACAGGAGCCGCTGACTGAGGAAGAGATCGAGCTTCTGACCACACCGACGGATTTGGCCGAATACAAGGATGCAATCATGGATTCCATGCTACGGGGGACGAAGCGCTATGTAGAAAGCGAGCCGCAGCCGGAAAAAAACGCGCCAGCCGGGTGAACGATGAAGAAACGTTCGCCCGGTTGCTATTTTACGGCGTAACCCTGCTGGGCCGAACAGAGCTCGAAGTCTGGCTCATGCCGCTTGGCGCTCTGCTTGACCAGTGGGAAATCTACAAGCAGTTTCATGGGCTGGCGAAAGCGAAGACGGACTATGGAATAGACGATATTATTCCTCTCGGGATATAACCATGTGTTATGCCGGCTTGCCTGCATCGGCAAAAACTCAAAAAACATACTAAGAATTTCAGATCGATTATTGCCGATGACCTGAAAATTGACCGAGCATCAGAATGGACTGATGCCGCTTAGCGCTCTGCCTGAATAGTGGGAGATTTACAAGCAGCCAAAGAGGGGCGCAAAATCGAAGATGGGGAACAGTGCTGAAACAGTTGTACCGGCGCAGATTTATCGAATTTTAATTGC